ATCTTTATGGTGGGCTATGCGATAGCAAGTGGCGATACCACTGTTATTGACAGAGTGCATTTAGGCTTCGATGCATTATCCAATCTCCCAGATTGGTATCAATACTTGCTGTTTATTGCAATAAGCTCTAGCTTTGGTATACGTGGCGTAAGCAAGTTAATGTCCCTGAGAAAATGAGTTGGAAAGAGTATAACGGTGGTGATGAAACAGAGTGGTATCACATAGTTGGATTATTTGTACTCTTGGGCATATTGTTTGCTATAATATTTTTCTTCGGGCCAGAAACGACCGAGGTGATACCAGATAATGGAGATTAATTATGGGTTTATTTAGAAGTGTTATCAATTTTTTTACAGGCACAGAAGATGTAACAGTACGTAACCGCGATAAAAAAGGTCAGTACGTTGCTGATGATAAGTCTACGCCTCACAAAAATGAAGCATACAAAACGGTACGTAGAAAAAAAGCAGCATCAAAAAAGAAAACAGTAGCAAAGAAGAAAAAACCTACCAAGTGAAATACTTTGACATAACAGACTTTGATTGTCAGGAAACGGGCGAGAACGAAATGTGTCGTGAGTTCTTGCGTAAGTTAGATAATCTACGCCATGAATGCGGTTTCCCATTTATTATAACTAGCGGGTATAGAAGCCCGTCACATAGTATTGAATCAAAGAAAACGCAGCCTGGCACTCATGCACAAGGCATAGCATCTGATATAAAAGTAAACAATGGTATGGAAAGATACTTGATTGTAAAGAACGCTGTAGAGATGGGATTCAATGGTGTAGGTATAGCAAAGACATTTATACACGTTGATAATAGAACATCATCCCCTGTTATGTGGTCTTACTAACGATACCTAGCTGTCTTTTTTGATATGCGTTTGGGCTGTTTAGAAAACTGTTTACCAGCCTTAGTATCTCGTCTTTTCTTTCTGCTGGTCGCTGCATATTCTTGAGAAGATAATGCTTGTCTAGCTCTACGTGGTAAATAACGCTCTCCTGTGGCCTTAGGGCCAACGGTAGATGGTTTACCTGACTTAGTACCCCAGTCTTGTTTACCCCAGTCTAAAAGCGATTTCTGTGGCTTCTTGAGGGCCATTATCTGTAACCACCGCCTCTAGCTTTGTATTGCTTTGCTAACATCTGCGCTTTACGTGCTGACCATTGACCAGGTTTGCCACCTTTACCACCACGTTTGATAGCTTCAAACAAACTCTTTCTCATTTTAGGCTTGGTGTAGTTACCAGCTTCATTGACTCGTGATTTACTTTTCATTTCTTACCTTTCTTAGCGGCTGCAATAACATCACCGCGAGTAATTTTATTTTTGTCACCGTACATAGCTGCAAGTTTTCTTTGTCGTGCAGTAAGTTTTTTCTTTTTCTTCATATCCATATCAATCACCTACTTTTTTTAGTGTGTCATTGTAAATACTACCAGCTAGAGTTTTAAATTCAGCAGTTATTTTTTTTTCTTCATTATTTAAAGACGCTGATTTTTTATCAATTAAAGTTTTTAAACTACGTAACTCTTCTTTGCTTTTTGCCTTTTTTAATTGTGATAGAGCAAATACAAATTTGTTTTGTTTTACAGAGTTTTTATCCGTTCCTTTTATTTGTTGAAAAGCAACTGTGATATGATCTTTGGGACTTATTTGTGATCGTTTTCTTTGTCTGGTGGATAATTTTGTTTTGGTTGATTTATCCATAGTTATTTACCCATAGCTTTTTTCTTAGCTTTCTCTGATAAGTCTTTGAAATGAAACAACTTTTTGCTGTTTCGTGTATGCATTGAACCACTATGCGTTTCACCATTTGGCATTTTGTGAGTGCCGCCTGTGTACTCTCTGCCATCAGCAAAGTAATGTTTTGTACCCTTTGCCACGTTACTTCCTTGGCTTACTTTTCTTTGGCTTTGGTTTTTTCTTTCCTGAATGATATGGCATGATTAATCTCCTTTTACCATTTAACTTTGTTAGCCCAGTATGCAGCAGACATATTACCTCGTGCTATATTTTTTCTATGTCTTGCTTTGAAACTAGCACGTTTCTTTTTCATCCTATCTGATTCACCCGCTTTTGGTTTACCAGCAGTCTTAGCTCCTTGCTGTCCGAAACGTATAGTTTTAACTTTATTGCCAGATTTTGCAACAACAACGTGAGATTTTGTAGGATGATTTGGTGTGCGTTTTGGCTTGTTATAGCCTGATACACCGATACGTTTGAGTAAACTTTTCTTTTCCATTTTTTCAGTATAACAAAAAAAGCCCCTGTGTGGGGCTTTAAAAGGGGGTATCAACCTTAAAAAAGGAAATTAATTATACCATGTGTGTCAATCAATGCAAGCTAATCTTTGTTCATGGTATTTAATTAGTTCATTAAAGTGTTGCAGCATATCTTCATAGTCTTTTTTATACAGTTTTTTTAACTTGCGTTTGTCTTGATGCATTTGTCTAACAAAGTCTTCACCATACATGTCAATCATCCATAGTGTGTATTGACCTTCTGCGCTGCCCTTGCTCATACCAAAACAATTACATCCTTTGCATTGTGGATGCACGTTCTCTACTTCCAAAGCCCAGTATGATGAGCTTCCTTTAGCTATGTAGTGACCGCCATCTGCATCTTTCCAATGCAGTTTTTTATCGCATGATACGCATTGCACCATACCAAATTGATCGGCAGCAGATATTCTTGCTAGTTTTTGTAGTGCAGTCATACACTTTTTGCGTAGTTTTTGACTCATTCTTGTGTCATTGACTTTGATGGGAACGGTATGTGTATGCCTGTGCGCTCACTTAATGCTAAATTGATCGCATCATAGACCTTAGATACTTTATCTGATTCAATGTCTTTTGTTGATGATACACCGTACATGGTGTTTTGTATTGATCGCCAAAATTCTTTAAATGATTCTTGAGTCCAGGGTATCTCAATAGCGTCCCTTAAAAACTCAGCGTTAAGTTGATGATAGTAACCAGCATCATTTAACATTCCAGCAGCATTTCTGAAATAAACTTCAAGTGCTGCTTGTTGTTTAGGTGATCTTGGTCTGCTTGTTTTGCAAATAAACGTAACAAAATCATGTTGATCACATATCTCGTCAACAAATTTTTTAAAACATTCTCTTTTGTGATCGTTGTTCACATGCCAATGCCGCGCCATATTATTTAACCAATTTTTTACTTAACCATTTTTTGCTGAGTGCTTGATTGTATTGATTTTTTTCTTTTTTGGTAACAAACGGTTTATACTTTCGCTTCTCCATATCTTGATCATCAAACCAGTCTTTGTCTTTTAGACGTTTTCTAACAAATGTGGGTGATCTATCAAATGCTTTTGCAATATCTGACGCAGCATACTTTTCACCGTAAGTAAGTTTACGAGTGCGCCCCTTGTACACTCTATAAATTATTTTATGCATTCATTCCTAACTCTTCTTTAAGTTTAGCAAGTGCAATTATATTTTTTTCTCGTCTTTCTTTTTGACTATCTGGCTGCAACTGGTTTGGTATGTAAAGTTTATGATATCTGGCTATTCTGTACTTTGTTTTTTCTAAACTTAGTATTGCATCAATATCGGGAAACGTAAACTTATCGTTGCCTTTTTGCCTTTCTGCATGAAGTTCATCAAACAATGCGTTGATTTCTTCTCTACTCATCTTTGCTATTGATTTGCCAAACTCTCTCTTTGCTAGTGACAATGAATTATCATCAGGCCATTGCGCTTGCATACGTGAAATGCCATAAGTGTTTTGCAATCTAAAAAAGAAATAAGCAATTACATCTTTTTCGTTTTTGCTAAAAGTCTGTGGCTTTTTCGTAGTCGTATATGCTTGCTGCATAAGTTGTTTTAGCTGTTGTTTTTCCATAGTTGTTTCTCCTTTTTTTGTCGTTTGATTCCCAATAAGATAATGCACGTTTCCAGTCTTTCATTTTGACTTTACCAACTACCCACCCTTTTGATGAATGGTAATCATAAAATTGTTGTACATCACATTGATAACCTTTTTTATTTTTATATTCTTCTAATTCATCAATAGTAGGTATATTAAATTTAATATTAATACTTGTATTATTATCCTCCTCTTTTTTGGGGATACCCCCCTCCACAATTTTGTCCATACCCCCTCCACAAATTTGTAGATACCTCTTGCTAATTTGACGTGTACCTTCTTTGTATTCAACCGTCATTTCAATGTATCCAAACACATGTAATTGTTGTATAAGTCTACTAATTGATTTTTTTGTCATTCCATACAGTTCAGCAAAATAATTATTTGA